TTTTTTTTTTTTTAACGAGGCGAGCTCGGGGCAACCAGTATCTCCCACACCGGGTCCTTAAGGGGGACCAAGCCCAGTGGTTAGTTACTCAATTTCGTGCTGAAAAGCGTAATAACGCTGATCCTCGAAAACCTCAACGGTGGAGGTGAGGATGAGCTTTTCAACGAGAAAGTCCATGTCGTAGAGACCGACATCGTATTTGGCCATGACGACTTCTAGAAAATCATCATCCGATAGAACAAGCTCCTCAAGGAGAATGGAAGAGTAGACTTCGCGAACCGAAGAAACGGTCTGGCGAGAAAGCCAGGTCAACTCTTCCAGATTTATTCTCTTAAGTTCAATACCAGTAGATTTAAACCGACGAAGAAATGCATCACGCATGTAGTGGATGTGACGAAACTCGTAGGCGTAAGAGAGGGACTTGCCGGCGATATACACAGTGTCAGAGATAGCGGAGTTCCTGTTCGCCCTGGCGTTAAACCGGCACAGGGCTTTGCCTATCAAGGGCACCATGCAAAAATCTTCCCCTCTAGCAACGAAAAATCGGGATAGGAACGTCAGATCGCATAGGAAGCGACGCTCTGACGCCTTGAGCTGCATGCCAGCGCGAAGGCAATGCTTAACCCATAGCCCAGTTTGGATTCCCCGAAAATCTGTGCCTGCTGCAATATCATCACCCAGCACGGCTACACGCGTCCGCTTTATACCATATCGTTGACAAAAAGAATTCCACAAGCAAAGATTCCAAACCGTATTACGGCCCGTAGTGTCAGTGCCACCCGTAGCGAGTTGATGAAATAGCTTGGCGGCGATGCCGTACTCGTAACTACGGACCTCAAAGCACCGGGAATTCTCGATATAAAAGCGAACGTACCATGAAGGTGCTCCACAACGCTTTAACCAGTGTGCAAAAATCAGATGGACATCCCTGAGTTGGCTTTTGTCGTTCGCTGAGAAATCGCCCTCATAATACCGATGCGAACCCGCGAGATAATTGGCAATAGCGGTATCCTTTTCAGTATAAGCGAACATACACTCAACCTCAGGTGATCTGAAAGTGTCTAACGCGCTCTTGAGCCTCTTGTTGAACTCATCCATAAGAGGTCCCGTCAGGCAGTTATACTCGTCACTGCCGACGTATATGACGCGCGGTGCCCAGGATGGGTCATTCCGTTTTAAAAGCACTTCACCCTTCACCATTAGGCTCTTGGTGTTGAGGGTGCGGAAGTCCACATCGTGAAGGTTTGCGAATGCTCGGCGCATCCGATCTTGTTTGTCCTGACCAAACTTCGAAATCCAACGATCAAAGATGTCAGAAGTGTAGTCGAACTTATCAACCTTCGGGAAGACACTGTCTGCAAGCCGTTTGGCAGACTTCACTATGTCTGGAGCAACTGAGTCATTGGAATGGAAATTACAACGCTTATTGAAAGCGGCAAGCATTGAATCCATATCATTACCAGTGACCACCGGAACTTGTTGAGAAAGAACCGGACCCAATTGATCCACGGGTGCCAAGGCGACCTTATCGGTCTTCGGGGCGTCTACCAACTTAAATGGCACCCGTGGTTCGAACTCACGCTGCGCTACAAGGCGCAAGCGCGGCTCCCCATCGAAAAGATGGTCCCCGTGGTCTACAGGTGCAGGGGGAAGGGGAGCCGCGCGGTTGCCGGCGTAGTGGGAGTGTCGTCGCTTAGGCAGTTTGCTAGCGTTAGGAATTGTTGAAG